TAAGCCTCTTTATCCTCGATCTTTTCATCCTTACCATCACACCAGAATGAGAACTGACATTTGTCAGGTATAGGAATACTGGTATTCCAAGAGTAATAGTATCCTTCTTTAACAACATCACATACGTTATTAGGATAACGATAGTCAGCTACCCGTGACATTATTACTTGTCCTACTGCCATCTGTCCTACTGTTGGCTCACCTCTAGCTTCAAAGTAAATGGCAGTAGCTAAACAAACTAATGATGTAATCATTTTAATATATAGGTGTGATTACGCTATCACTTCTAATAATCATATCACTTTTAACAAATCTTTTTTTATTTAAATAACAATCCCATACCCTTGTTAAAATTATTGAATAATGATGAGATGATAAAGGCATCCTTTCCATTTTCATTGTTTGTATTTCGGACAATGCTTGTCTAATGGGTGATAAAGTACCTAATGTTGAATATATATCTAAGTCATTAATAAATTTAGATATAACTGCACCATATCCTTTTTGATTAGTAATGTAATATAAGGTAGACAAATGAGACAATGGATATTTTTTCTTTAATCTTGAACCTATTTTAATTGACTCTTCAAGCAATTTATTATCAGTGTCATGTTCGTAGATTGCTTGTAAATCTTTATTTTGTAGAACACAATTTCTAGTGCTTGACTTACCTTCTTCCCATGCATTGATTAATCGTAGAACATTAGGGATTTTATCATAGTAACGAATACCCATTATTTTAAATACATCACCAGCATTTCTGTTTGCACCCGTATCTAAGTTAAGAAAAAACTTTGGCTCTAATCCAAAGTGAACACAAGATAAGAAATCTTTTTTTGATTGCAAACAAGCCTTTAATCTATTTTGCCCATCTTTTAAAAGACCATCATGTCCAAACTTTATGCTTTCTCCATTAAGTTCCCAACTATTATTATACATACTTTGTTTATATAATTTAATTTTTGCTGGCTTATGATGCCTATTGCCAACATTTAAATTAGATAAAATGTATTCTGCTAGTTGTGGAGTAAATCTAATTATTGTGTGCGTTAATGACTTGCTTTTTAATAAGTCATCAAATATTTTTTTTGATTGTACTATCATTTTTTTTCCTTTTGATTGTTAATATTTTTTAATACAATTAAGTTAACTATTAGAGAAATTAATAATAAAGCTGGAAGAATAAATACAAAAAGATAAATGTTTATTTCTTCATAGGTTATCCCTAATCTAAATGCCCAATGAACAAGAAGATTAACACACCAATCATATAGAATGTTGATCCATTCTATATCTGTATCTGCATACTTTTCCATTACTTTACATGCCTTACTCTGTTGCGTAATACTCTTGATGATTTGCGTATATATTTTGTTTTTCTTTTTTCATCTACACCTGGGCATATAGTTGTTGAGTATATAGTGTTCCCATACTTAGGGAAGTACCTTCCGACACTATCCCATGTTTCAGCCATTGGGTCGTCGACAAAACCATTGGTTTTTATTTCAGGATTCTTCATGTTTCTCTCTCTGATTTTTTGTTTGTTTCTCCATAAATTTATCAATAGCATAAGGTGTTAAAAACTTTACATTCGATATTGTTACAAAAGGTATATTATGCTTTTTTAAAATTCTGAAGATTGTTTCTTTATTGATTCTTGCTTTATCTTGGTTGTTTAATTTACTTCTAAGTTTATCTGTTAACTCATCTAATGAAGTAAGATCTAACATATCAACATAACTTTGCGATGCATCATTTAATTTAGAACTGGTCGGAGAACGCTTCATTATCTTTATCCTTTGGTTTATCATTTTCCATTTCAGCAACATTAGCTTCATACTTGTCTTGGATTGAAACACTTAAAAAGCTTTTACCAGATTGTGAACTATGCTCAGGGAAGTTTGTAATCCACATAGATACTCTTCTATCACCAAAGTAACCTTTAAAGTTAGGATAGTTTGGGTTATCATTACGATCTTCTTTATAAATAGTACCTATATTTTTAAAAATATTTATGTACTCTTCCCCTTGTTGTGTTTGTTGTTTTACTAAAACATAAAACGTTTCTTCACTTCCGTCTTGAATTTTACCAATGCCCATCATTTTTTGATCTTGCCTTGGTGAATAGAGTGTACCTCTATCAGTATTATCGTATACTTTTTCTTCTTGCATGCTGTTCTCCTTTATTTAAATTGATCGTTTGATGTGTTGTCATTAGATTTATTTTCTAATGGGTTTGTAGTTTTGATTTCACCAGTAGATATTGCTGGACTTTTAGAACCTAGGTTGCCGTCGTCATCAAAGTCATCAGTTATGAGAGCAAATAAGGTTTGTAATATATATCGCTTCGCATAGGTAATACCTGAACCTAATGCCTGAGGGTTTGATTGATCTTTAACATAAACTGGTACAGATAATTCTCTTCTATCATTAGCATGATTATCATGGGTCATTACACCTTTAATTATCATTCCACCATTCTCAGTAATTATACTTTCAAAGTGATAGCCAAGACCATATTTAAATGACTCGTTGCATGTAGTCATAATAGAATCTAATGATGAATACTCATTATTATGATAAGGATTCTTCTTATCTTTTTCTACCTTATGCTTTCCTTTTTGAAATTCTATAAAGGCTTCTCTTAATGATTTAGGTTTTGGATTGCTAGGCTTAGAACCTTTCGGTAATTGTTTTATTTTAGATACTGTGTTATTTTGTTTCATAACTTGTCACTCCTTGGCATAGTTGTAAAGAGGATGTAATTAAGCTACATCCTCTTTGTTATTAATTAAATTAATATTACGACGGCCCGATTTACTGCGTACTACTTCTAGTCTGTCGCAGTAAACTGATCGTTGATTACTCTCAAGAGTATTGAGAATTTCTTTCTTAACAGTTTCAAATGTATCATGTGATGGTTTGAGTTCGATATACTGGTCAACAATATTAGTCCACCAATTATTACCAGCCATATTCTTAGATATTTTACCATCAATAACAATATTATCTGTTGGTATTGGCTTAAGTTTTGTTTCTTCCATTGGTGGTGCTTGATCTTCTTTTACATAACTCCAGAATTGGACTACTCTTTCCATAATCTTTTCAAAATATTCTTGGTGGTATTCAATCTCAAGACAATCGTATTTATTATTGCCAAAGAATACTGATAGATAACATTTTTTAATATTACTAAGGAACATATAGGTTTGTACTTGTGGCATATACAATTCACGAACACGATACATTGAGTTAGCTTCAAAGGTTCTATACTATTAGCTAAATCTACTGTTCCTTTTAATAAGACACCCTTATAATTTTTGCTAAATGTATGTTGTTTAAGAGATCTATTTAATTTTACAGCATCTCCCATCATTTTAAAGAACCATTCGATATTAAAATTTTCTGTATTTACACCCATTTGTACTGCCAGGTTATCAGATAAATCGACGGGTCTTTTACGACCAGTTTTAACTTCCCATATTTCATGCCATTTACTATGATCTTGTAGTCTGACGACGTCAGAACCACCAATGAAACCTTTTCTATTCATAAGTTGCTCCTCTTTTATGTTTCAATTATGCATTATTTGTTTATCATTTGCAACAGTTTTAATGCGTTTATGCAGTTCACTATGTAATTTTTTTCTTATGTCCATAGCATGAGAACACTTACTTATTATCTCTGGATAAGAAGGATACCAACCTTTCGAATGTCTTGTTAAATGGTTGATGGCATTGATAATTATATCGGCTGGTATTTGATCTTCATAATTTATTAACTGCATTAGAGATTTAATTTTTAAAGTTAAATCTTCATCACTCATGTTTTGCTTATTTAAAACAGAGAACATAATGGTTAATCGTGCTAAAAGTTCTTTATCTGATAAAGGAATTAAAGATTTTTCTACAGTTTTTAATGCTTCATGAAGCTGTTCAATGTTATTATTTCTTATATGTATATGACTAACAACAACAATACCTTGGTTGCTATCGTATGTTTCATCAAAATCAATTTGATAAGACAGATCGTATTGAATCTGTGAGCGAAGATGTTTTTCTGTTTCCAAAGGCTTTTGAATTATTAGTTTTTGAACGGCTAATTTTCTTTCCTCCTCTGTCAGCGGATTCAAAGTCTTGTATTCTAGCACACCATGCTCTGTAATGGGCGAACGGAACTGCGATACTTGAGTCGGCAAAACGTTCTTTATATTTCCTAATTTCTTTGTCATGATTTATTTCTCCAAACTCATTGTTTAATAATTGTTGTTGTTCTTTACTTGGAAACCAAGATTTAAAGACATCCTTTACTCCACTGACGACGTCTTTATTCTTTATTACTTCCTTATTAGGGTGTCTCTCTGACACTGGTGTAGTGTCTGTGTGACACTGGTTCTTTTCAAATCGAACAACTTTATACTTGAAAAGAAATTCATAATGAGTAGATCTTCCACGATCAGGATGTTTCCTGATTAGCTTTAAATCGACTAGCTTTTTAAGACAGCGAAGGACTGTACTTCTTGATAATCCAGTATCCTTTACAAGCATTTCTATTGATGGGAAGCAATGACCTGATTTACTATTCTCACGATGAGCCAATGAAACCAGTACCCATTTAGCCAAGCCGTCTGACATACCAATTTCCATTGATGCACTTACTCTTTGAAAACTCATTTAATATTCCTCTTGTATTGCATTAATGCATTATGTTATTAATTAATTGTTCCTCTCGATAGAGCCTTAGCTCTGTTCCTCTACCCCCCCGTAGTTTCATTGATACTGGGGGGGTCTTTTTATATATAGTTCATATCTCCCCATTGAATAGCCATTGCTCTTGCAATGCCGTGATAAAATTTACTGCGTATTTTCCATCGATCTTTTGATGGTGGTACTTTATGACACTCATCTCTAGCTGTACTGCCGTCGACTTTTCCAGTTGGTATAAGTTTAGGAAGGTTCTTTAGCCATAGACATGTTCTCTTTTTTACATTGTCAGAACTGTCGTCGTCAGTTGCAAACTGCCAAGGCTGTATGCTTTGAGAAAATGGTTGGTAGTTTTCAATTCTTTCCTTAGCATACTTATGCATTACTGGATTTTCTACTGCTATTCTTGGCACATCAGCATTAAGAAGTGATGAGAATAACTTTGCTCCCTTTTCTAATTCATCCCACATTTGCTTAAGTGTTTTGTTGGGTGGTGGTTTGCTCAACCACCTTACACCAGAGTTGCATAGTCTGGTGCATGGTGGATGTGCAACCATAAGCATATCCCAGCACTCATCTTGTAGCACATTAATAATATCTGCTTGAATATGCCTATTCGTAGGTATGTCTGAAGGTAATATATCACAAGACCAAGCATCATGACCTTGTTCTAAAAATGCTTCACGAACTATACCTGATGTTTCACAACCGATTAATACTTTCACTTAATAATTCTCCTTAATATTTTAAGTGCTGCTTTATTATTAATATTCACACAGAGATAGGCTTCACCTGATCTCTGTTTCATCACAAGAATATCCTTTGCATATTTCTTATTATGTTTTCTGAGAATTTTATTTATAAATGACCAGCCTTTACCATCGGTCTGATATTTGGATTCGACAATTAGCTTTTGTCTGTCAAGCTGAATCAGTATATCACCTGGAAATTCTTCTAGTTGTCCTGACATTGGTTGTCGCTTTGCTTTCCATCCCCACTTATTCAGTAAGTCTGTCCACCAATGCTCGTGATAAGTTCCTTTTCTTTTATTTGAGTTTCTCAATTTTTATTCCTAACTCTAAAGCATCCAGCCAACATGCTAACATAAATCCAGAGGGAACTCTTTTGTAAGTCTCCCATTTCTGCATTAGACTTGGTTCAATACCCATATCACCAGCTAAATTTTCTTGGCTGATTCCTTTTTCATTACGGTATTTACGCAAATCATTGATTATCTTTTGCCAGTTGTCCGTTACGGGTACTGGTTTTTTGTAATGTGTAAATTGCATCTTCAATCTTTATGGCTGTTTGATGCTTTAACTCTGCTCCTTTAACTGCACGATAGTATGTCGACGTCGGTACTCCTGACAATTTAAATGCGTCTAAAATTTGTACTTGTTTTTCAGAAGATAATTTTATTAGTGATACTATATATGGAGTCATATAAATAACCTAATGCATAAGTGCAGTATTGACAACTATTATTTAAATTGTTAGTGTAGTTAATATCCATTAAAGTCGCTAGGTGGGAATTATCCCACCTAGTTTATCTCATTTATTTTTTACTCTTTTTAATATACAAGATTCTTTTAATTTGATTAGGTAAGAGTCCAAACTTTAAGACGACGTCATCAATGGTAAATGATTTGTCACCTTGAAACTTCTTTTGTTTCTTTCCTTCATGATAAAAGTCTTGAATTTTTTTAATAAGATCTTCTGAAAATTTAGTCATTTGCTTATCCTATTTGCTTTGTATCTGCCAGCTTTCATACTTAATTTATATCCTCTTAAGTAATCTTCAATCAACTGAACTTTATGTTCTATTTCTTTATGCATTTCTTCTTTTGTTATTTCTTTAGGCATATTATTTAATACTAAATCCATTTCAATATTACATGAAACTTGCCAATCATATTCCTCTTTAGGTAGAGGAAATTCTATTACACTGCTTGTCATTTTACACACCTCTCTTCATGATTTTTAAATTCATCAGCCATATTTTCTATTCTTGCATTAGCTTCTACTTCTAATACATATAATGGTGATCCAGTATAGATTTCTTTATAAAGTTCTCTGAATTTTCCAACAAACCTTATGACAGTAATTGGATCTTCAGTTGCATGAACTAAACAATCAGCTAAAATCTTCTGATCTTTTATTTTTAATTGGTTCATTTAATTGCCCTCCTTGGTTAGGTTACTGTTAATATAATGCATCAATGCAACAGATTAAGCAACCTTTTTTTGGTTAAGTTGCTGTAATCTATTGCAGTAATTAGTTGAATCTTTGGCATGTGATATAGCATCCCAAAGTATTCTTGGTTTTTCTTTCATGGCATCAACCCATGATTTAAAATAGGCTATGCTTTCATCGCTGGGTTGTGATGCAATATTTAATTCTGCTGATATAAATGCTGATGTTAACTCAGCTACCAGTTCTTCAAACGCATAGTCATATCTTTTGCGTGAGAAGTTTCTATTTAATCGATGCTTTGCTCCTGTCCAATGAGCAAGTTCATGAAATAAAGTGGAATAATAATAGAGTTCATGTTTAAACTTATCAACCTTAGGCATATTAATATAATCATTATTAATATTATAATAAGCACGATCTTCATTATGTTTAATGGTTGCTTTGGTTAATAAGATATATGTATTAATAGCATGACGAGTGCTTGGATCTACTGAATAGACAGTTTCAAATGGCTGATTGCTTTTAATTTCTGGTAGTCCCTTAACTTGGTCACGATTAAATACTGCCCATGTATTAAACCCTGATACAAATTTAATGTCGTCGTCGTCATCGAAGGATCTCATTCTAGGTTGTAATATATACTGGTCAAATGCTGATGCTGATTGACCACTTAAATTACCACCAATTGCTTTCCATTGCTGATAAGTTCCCCATTGATTGGATGAATAACCTCGCATATCTTTGCACATCCATAGCCATATTGAATTTAATCCTTGGTATTGATGTCCTTTAATACTGATCGGCATACTGAAATTAGTTTGATGCCAGGGCATAACCCATCTATGACTACACTCCTCAATACGTTCAATTATTTTCTTCAGGATACGTTCAGGTTTACTCATGAGTTTTTCTCCACTTCATTTATAAAGAAATCTCTATGAACATGCCGTGGTACACAATTTTGTGGATAATTTGAGCCAGCATATTCATAAGCTATATCTTCTGCTTTCTTTTTTGCATCTTCTTTTGATGTAGCATCGATGTATATTACAACACCTTCTTCACAGCATATTGATACTTGATATTCATACAATTTAGGTTCACTCATTACAAATTCTCCTTTTGTAATTCTTTATTGATAGTTTCTTTTAAATCCTCAGGTAAACTATCCCAATGTTCTATTAAGATTAGATAACCTTTTTTATACCGTTCTAATTCTGTCGTTCGTTTGCCAAGTATTTGATAAAGTTCAGATACTTTTTTCTCTAGTTTGAATACAAGTTTGGTGAGTGATACTGGTTTAGTTTTTGTCATTATGTTTCTCCCATTCTTCTACTGTTTTAAAGTCATATCCTTTACCAATAATAGTATGTTTGTGCCATCCTTCACTAGCTTCAACACCTTGTGTAAATGCAGTCATTTCTTTTTCATTATCGAAGAAGTACTCTTCTATATAATCCTGATCTACACCCCATACTATTGAGATTTTTAATTCACTTTCTATTAATGTCATTATGTTTCTCCATTGCTGGTACTACTATAAATAAATGAACGATTGAATTTAGAATTAAACCCATGAATATTAATTGCCAGATTCCTGAGTAACTAAACAAATCAGGGGACTGATTCAACATGAATATAATTAAACTGCATACGAATATGCTAAACCATAATGCTAATTTCATTTGAAACATTTTAATTCTCCATTATTAATTTTAATTCTTGTTGGTCGTCGTCGTGCTTTGCTTGGCGATTACTGATACTTAGCCAAGCGTTAGCTTGGTTGCGAGGTTCGAAGAACCGAGCCGAGATTTTCAGCAAAAAAAAACCCAGAGGATCGAAACCCTCTGGGTTAGTCTAGCTTAAGATGCTAGACGTTTGGTAAAGAACGCTTTTGCTGATGTCTTTGATTTCAAGCTGATTCTTTTAGCTTTTGGTAACCACTCTGAACCAGAAATTTTCTTATGCATGATTTTGAAATCTTTTAGAATCTCGTTCATGATATCCAACTCTGAATCCATTGATTCTATTTTTACTTTAACCTTTTCCAGTTCCCACTCATTATAATGAGGTGAACCGACTGCTCCAGTTGTTGATGCTGATTGAACGACTGTGTTTGCATCAATTTTCTCATCATTGATGTTTGCACCTAATATTGCTTTAGCTTCTGCTTCTGCTTGTGCAATATCTTTTAACTTCCAATCTATGAGGTATTGCATACCATCACAGAATTGGTTACTAATTCTTGTTTTTACAAACAAGTTTTGTGAACGAGTATCTTCGTTTAGTTTATTATCTAAGTACTGTTGCAAGTTATTTAATTTAGTCATAAGAGCCTCCTTGGCTAGTTAGTGATGGAAAATACCATCATGAGACAAACAAAACATAAGGATTTACAGACAATCAAAGCTACTGTTCGCTAAGCCGAAAGGCTTATTAACTAGCGAACAGAAATATTAAATGGAACACAATGAAGGCATGGTATGGTACGGAAAGAGTTGTGTTCCATAAATCTTTATGTGACTTTGAATCATGATCCTTAGGTATTTTCTGTCTCTAACTCGCTTAGGAGGGTTGACTAAGTTAAATAACTTGTAACTGTGCGTGTTGAAGTTGTGCTTGTAGTTGTTTTGTGCGTTGACAAGGTATGTTTCTCGGTCGTAAAGAGGGGGATATAGGGGGTGATTATGACAGCCATTAAGTCTGATAGTCGTCGACAGTTGACAAAGAAGCAAGAACTATTAGTTGATACACTTGTAGCCAACGGTTGTAGCATAGCCCAAGCTTCCCAAGAAGCTGGCTATGCGAGTGGTGAAAGCGGCAGAGTGAGTGCTAGTAAGGCTTTACGACAATCCCATGTTCAAGAATATATGATGAAACGGATACAAGAGAGTTTGGGAATCAATGCTACGTTGGCTAGTGCAAAGCTCGTGCACCTTGCTTCTGGTGCTAAGAGCGAGTACGTTCAGCTTGAAGCTAGCAAGGATATCCTTGACAGAGCTGGATTCAGAGCACCAGATAAGCACATGCACCTCCACGCTGGGGAAATCAAAGTTAATATAGATCTCAGTTAGCCTAGGTGGGGTCAAAAACACGAGTATCAACTCTGTTACTCCTCACTCACTCAGGATTTTTTACTCAAAGGTTCGGTTTGTGCGTGGCATAATCAATCAGCTTTGTACATAAGAACCTTATGAGAGATAATAAACGAGTATTTTTAACAGCCGTCGCCAATGCTTTTCTTCCAGAGTTTGCAGATATGGATAACTTGCCTTTATCTGTTTTAAGTAATAAAGCACAAGACGGACTCCAGGAATTTTTAGATCATCACATGGGAGGGTTAGAAGCTGGTACAAGACGTACTTATAACTATGAGCAGATGAATAGTTATTTTGGGGGTACAAGTATTTTAAAAACAGAGGATCTAAAGAAAGATAATCTCGGCATAGATTTTAAAACGATACTGGGTACATTTACAGTAGAAAAAACAGACGATGGTTATAACGTAATAGATACTTATAATTTTGAACCAAGAAAAAAAACTCAAGGGTCAAAAAAAGAAAATATTGGTTTAATGGATATTGCTTATAGATGGTGGAACACACCGACATGGGCTGGTATGGAGCAGTATGAAACTGCTAGGATGTTTGGTGGTTGGTTAATGCCAGAAGATAAAGACAGAACTTCTAATCCAAAAAAGGATAATACTTTGGCAATTAACTGGCAAATCCCTGAAGGTCAAAAAATTAAATCGGCTAAATTACAGTCAAGTGTTTTATTAGCATTAGGAAAGGAGAACTAACATGCCACCAAGAGGAAGATACAAGTCAAGAAGTAACACTAACCTTAAAAGCAGTAGCAACAATAAGTCAAATAAAATTGCAACAATATCAAACAGGGTATTCAGACAGCATGTTAAACCTAAAAAATCAAATGTATCAAAGCCAGTAAGTAAACCAGATAAGCAAGAAATAAAGAAACAAATTAATGCTAATTCTAAAAAGTCGACGCCAGCGAGACCTCAAATGTCTCCCCCTATTCCAAAGAAAGAAGGGATCACAATATCATCAGGGTCAAGTGGTTTTGGTGCTACTATCAGCACTTCTAATGCAAGTGGTAAAAGTTTAATTTACAAAGATCCTAATACTGGTTCGACAATAGCTACCAAAAGTGCAAGGGATAATATTGCCAGTGGTGGCGATTATAATATTGTTGCTTCTACAAGTGCTAAAAACCCACCAATGGGAGTATCACAAATAGACCCAAGTGGCACAAAAACAATGACTCAAACAGCCCCTAAAACTTTAGTAGGGGATGTTTTGTATCAAAAGCCAAAACCTCCCGTAACAGCTATTAGTCAAACGGGTATTACACATGTTAAGCCTATTGATGCAGTAGCACAAGCACAACAAAATATTTTAACCAACCTTAGTAATCCTACACCTAAAACAGATCTTTTACTTAACACTCCCGTGAAAAAACCACCAACTCTTTTAACACAGACTAGAAGGAAAAAAGGTGACAAAAGAGGGATGTCTGGTGGTAATTGGTGGTCAGC